CATGCCCGTGTTTACGGCCCACCTTAAGGATGAACCTACAAAGTTCTCAAAAATTGAATCGAAGAAGACTCGTGTCTTTTCAGGTGGTCCGGCTGACTGGTGTTTTGTGGTACGTAAGTACCTTCTGACTCTTGTTCGTGTCATTCAGAAGAACAAATATATCTTCGAATCGGCACCAGGCACTAATGCCACGTCGGCAGAGTGGGACATTTTGTACCACTATTTGACTGCATTTGGGAAAGATCGTGTTATCGCGGGTGACTATTCCAAATTTGACAAGCGCATGAGTGCTCAGATGATCAAGGCAGCGTACCGAGTTATTGATAGAGTCTTGGTAGCTGCTGGATGGTCTGAACAGGATCGTTTGGTGGTTCAGTGCATTGGCACTGATACCGCCTTCCCTCTCACTGATTTTAACGGTGATTTGGTTGAATTTTGGGGCTCAAATCCCTCAGGCCAACCATTAACTGTTATTATCAACGGTTTGGTCAACTCGTTGTACGTTCGTTACGTTTGGGCTGCGATCGGAAATGATATTAAGCAGTTCAAACAGAATGTGCACTTGATGACATATGGCGACGACAACGTTATGGGAGTGTCCCGAACCATTGACAACTTTCACCACACTGTACTTCAGACAGAACTGAAGAAGATTGGTGTTGGTTATACAATGGCTGATAAGGAGGCTGAATCAGTCCCTTTCATGGATATTTCCCAAGTCTCTTTTCTCAAGCGGGAATGGAGATTTGAACCGGAGTTGAAGCAACATGTGGCTAAATTGGAGCACGCTTCCATTGCCAAGATGTTGACCAAGTGTCTTCCCTCTAGCACGCTCTGCCGTGAAGCTCATGCTGTCATCGTTATGAGTACTGCTTTAATGGAGTACTTTATGTACGGACGGGATGTTTTTGACGAGAAAAGAGCTATGTTCCTCGAGGTTATCGAGAAGATGGAACTCCAACCTTACTATACCACGGAATTCAAGACCTTCGATGAGTTGAAGGTAGAATATCTGCGGAATAGTGAGGAGTTCTATG